CAAGCTAACTACGACGCTAATAAAGAGCATATAAACGTTACCAAGCTAAAGCTAAGATTATTAGAGGCGCAATTAGCGAGAGAGTGGACTAACGCAGGAAATAACGGACTATAAGGGGGCAATTATGCAAGAGATATTTAAGGATATAAAAGGCTATGAGGGCTTTTATCAAATAAGCAATAAAGGGCGCGTAAGATCACTTAACCGTTACAGATATAACCACCAAGGACAACAAGAGGTAAAAGAGAAAATATTAAAGCCTTTTATATGTAATGGATATTATAAAGTTAGGTTACAGAAAGACGGACACGCTAAAAGATTTTATATACATAGGTTAGTAGCAAGCGAGTTTTTAAACTTAAGAGATTATAGCGCTAAGTACCAAGTAGACCACATAGACAATAATAGGCTTAATAACGACGTTGACAACTTGCAGATAATAACGCAGGCGGAAAACATAAAAAAGCAAATGCTTAATATGCTTAACAATTTCGACAAGTATAAAAACAATAACGTAAAGACTATTATAAAAAGTTATGAGGGGGATATATAAAAATGAATGTATTGAGCTTATTTGACGGTATAAGCTGCGGATATATAGCGCTAGAACGTGCAGGCATAAACGTAGATAGATATGTAGCTTATGAAATAGACGAGAACGCTATAACGATTAGTAAAAATAATTACCCCGATATAGAACATAAAGGGGACGTAGTAAAAGCAGATTTTACAGAGTACAAAGGCTACGACTTAATATTAGCGGGGTTTCCGTGTCAAGATCTATCAATAAATACAAAAGATAGGCAGGGGCTAAAGGGAGAGCGTAGCGGTTTGTTTTGGGAATTAGTAAGAGCCATAAAAGAGGTAAAGCCGCGTTATTTTCTAGTAGAAAATAATTATAAAATGCCTAAAGAGGACGAGGCTATAATAACCGAAACTTTAGGGGTAAAGCCTATTATGATAAATAGCGCTTTACTTTCGGGACAAACACGTAAGCTCCTATATTGGACTAATATAGCTACATCACAACCGCAAGATAAAAAAATAGTAGTTAATGACATAATAACAAATGAAAAGAGAGAGGATCTACTAAGCCTTACTTTATTTAATGAAAAAATAAATAATAAAGAATACATAGCGGCACCCCGACGCATAGGCACTATAGGAAAAGGCGGGCAAGGCGAGCGAGTGTATAGCCTATATGGTAAAAGCGTTACAATAACGGCTAACGGTGGGGGTAGAGGTGCAAAAACGGGATTATATTTAATAAATAATACCGTAAGAAAATTAATACCGTTAGAATGTGAAAGGCTACAGACTTTACCCGATAATTACACCGCAGGGCTAAGCGATACGGCAAGAGTAAAAGCTATTGGTAACGGTTGGACGGTTGACGTTATAGCTCACATATTAAAAGGCTTAAATAAGGTGGCTAATAATGGTTAAATCTATATTACAACGTAATAAAGCTTGTTATATATGCGGTACTACTCTTAATTTACATTTACATCATATATTTTATGGGACGGCTAACCGTAAGTTAAGCGACGCGGACGGGTGCGTAGTTTATCTATGCCAAAGACACCACACGGGAGCGGCAGGCATCCACCATAACCGCAAGATAGATTTAACACTTAAAGCACGTTGTCAAATTGAATGGCAAAGGCAAAATAACAAGACTATAGAGGACTTTATAGCAAGATACGGCAGAAATTACTTATAAAAGGGCTAAGGGCGCAGATAAAGCGCCCGATTAAAAGCCCTACAAAAACGCAAAAGCGACTTTAAGCGGGCTAGAACGCACAAGAAAGCGTTTTAAATTAAAAAAGGTATAAATATATACCTTAACGCTTAAAACGTGAAAATAAGGCAAATAAAGGGGGTATTACATGAGTTTAAAAAACTTTATGAGAATAGAGGACGAACTAAGACCGATACTAAAGCAAAGCGAGGCGGCACGCTCCGACGATATGGCTTTATATGGCTATTACGTACGACGCAAGACCGAGGACTTAGGGTTAGGCGATACTTGGTTAAGACGTGTATTTTTTGATAGTAATTTTAGGAAAAAATATAAAATAGCGGCTTTTTCGTCCGTGGTAAGAATACGTCGCAAAATGCAGATACAAGACTACACTCTAAGACCTACTAAGGACGTCTTAGACGAAAGGAAAGACCACGAGATAGACTTTAGAGACTACGCAAACGCAGAGGGAAAGGGGGCGGAGTAATGCAGGCTATAGCAATAACGATAATAATATGCGCGACGCTTATATTTATGGCGTGGCTAAATAAGGATAAGTAAGGGGGCGATATTATGAGCAGATCACGAAAGAGAACTAAAAACAAGATCCTTAAGACTTTAGCAGGGGTAAACGTTATATCGTTGGTACTTAGCGGTATGGCTTTAGATAGTACGAGTTATATACCGTTAATAATATGCAGCACAAACATATTATTTTTATTTTTGTTTACTTTAGCAAATGCACCAAGGGGGTAAGTTAATGGCAGAACGTAGAATGTTTGCGAAAACAATAATAGATAGCGACGCTTTCTTAGACATGCCTATGAGTACGCAGGCGCTATACTTCCATTTATCCATGAGAGCGGACGACGACGGCTTTATAAATAACCCTAAACGTATCCAACGTATGATAGGGGCAAGCGACGACGACTTAAAGCTACTTATAGCTAAGTCTTTTATAATCGTATTTGAAAGCGGCGTAGTAGTTATTAAACATTGGAAAATACATAATTATATACAAAGCGACCGCTATAAGCCTACCGTATACGCCGAAGAAAAGAGCTTACTAGACGTTAAGAAAAATAAAGCCTATACACTTAGTAACGGGGAATGTATACAAAATGGATACATAACGGATACGCAGGATAGGTTAGGTAAGGATAGGTTAGGTAAGGATAGGTTAGAGTTAGGTAAGGATAGTATAGATATAGAAGAGCCAAAACGTAAAGCTAAACGCTTTACACCGCCCACGCTAGAAGAGGTTACGGCTTATTGTATAGAGCGTAATAATTCAGTAGACCCGCAACACTTTATAGACTACTACACTAGTAACGGTTGGTTAGTCGGTAAAAATAAAATGAAAGATTGGAAAGCAACCGTTAGAACCTGGGAACGTAACGGATATAGCAGCGCTAAGACAAGTAGACCAAATACTAAGGCGCAGGAACTCGACGACTTTTACAACATGGCTAGCGAGTGGGCGGAAAGTGAGGGCGAGTAATTGAGGCATAGGACTAAGCGCTTTTACTCTACGCTTATATGCCCTATATGCGGGTTAAAAATGACGATACCGCGCCCAAGGTCACAGAAACGCAAAGAGGGGCATATAAAAACTATGTATTGCGCTATATGTAAAGAAAGTAGGGACTTTATCGAAAACAATTATAACAGTATGGACGAAAGGCGAAGTTATGGAACATAAAAGCAAGTTTAGCAAAAGGAAATGCCGTACTACGCAGGACTAAAGGGCAGGGCTTGCTTAAGGAGAGTAGGCAAAGAGGTAGTAGATACAAGAGGCGAGGACTTTAATAAATGCAAAATATACGAAAGGGGGAAAGCATGAAAGAGGAACGTGTAGAAAGTATCGAAATAATGGTAATTACGATATTTACGATAATTATATTATTTATCGCGTGGTTAGCTCCGATAGTATTACTTAGTCATAAGATAGACGAGGTAAAGAACACAAAACAAGAGATAGTTATTAAAATTGAGTACGCTACACCGATAGAACCGCCCGAGAGTGCTTTAGAGATTAGTACTAATTATTAGATATGAAAGAGGGGTAAATAATGGATAAAAAACAATTTGCAATATTTGCGAGCGCTTTACGGACTTATTACCCGAAAGAAAAGCTATTACCTAACGAGCAGGCTATGCAATTATGGTTTAATCAGTTACAAGATATACCGTACGACGTAGCCGAGGTAACGCTTAATAAATGGGTAGCTACTAATAAGTGGTCACCAAGTATAGCAGATATAAGAGAGCAGGCGGCAGGCATTACGCAGGGCGAGGCTAAAGATTGGGGCGACGCTTGGCAAGATGTACTTAGAGCTATAAGGCTTTACGGATCTTACCAAGAGGGCGAGGCTTTAGATAGCTTAGACGAAACCACGAGGAAAGTAGTAAAGCGTTTAGGTTATAAAAACTTATGCTTTAGTGAGGAAATACAAGTAGACCGCGCTAACTTTCGTATGATATACGAGCAGCAGGCGGAGAGAGACAAGCAAGACGCGCAACTACCGCCAAGGCTTAAGGCTCTTATAGCTAATATGCCTAACTTATTAGAAGAGGGGGGCGAGTAAATGGCTTATGTATGGATAAAGACGACTAAAGACAAGTACGAGTTTATAGTAGCTATGGGGGACACCGTAAAGGCGTTAGCGATAGAGTGCGGGACTACAGAAAATACTATTTATAGCGCTATATCGCACGCTAGAAAAAAGGGTAAAAGCTCCGTATATAAAAAGGTGGTGCTAAATGAAGAATAAATATAAAATACCGTGGCACGTTAGACAATACGTTAAAAAAGAGCTTATGGACTATAAAAGCAATAAAAAGCTAGTGGCTAAGTATAAGGGCGATACTAGGGGGCTTATACTTGCTAATATGAGGTTAGCACAGATAGAGAGCGTACTAGAGCGCCTTAATAAAGAGGATAGAGAGGCGGCGGAGCTTATTTTTATAGATAAGTACACTCAGAGCGGCGCAGAGGTAGCCAAGGGACTAAGCAAAGCGGCTTACTATAATGCTATGAATAAGGTTATATACTTAGTAGCCGTAGAAATGGATCTAATTTAATCTTAGAAAAAAGTTCGGAATAATAAGGGGTTTATGTTTGCTAATATAAAAAAAACGAAAGAGAGGTAAAAGGAATTGTTAAAAGTTATTGATATTTCATATTACAACGGCGGTATTAACTTTACCCGAGTAGCTAAAGAAGTAAACGGCGTTATAATACGAGCAGGCTATAGGGGATATAGTAGCGGTAAGCTTGTTACCGATAATATGTTTAAAGCATATATAACGGGGGCAAGTGCTGCGGGTATACCTATAGGCGTGTATTTTTTTACGCAGGCAATAAGCGAGGCAGAGGCAAGAGCAGAGGCACGCTATACTATGGAACTTATTAAGGGTTATAAGCTTAGTTTGCCTATATTCATAGACACCGAGGACGCAGGCAGAGGCGCAGGGCGTGCAGATCATGGAAAGCTAAGCAGAGATAAGCGCACGGCTATAATTAAGGCTTTTTGCGACGAGGTACAAAGAGAGGGCTACGCGGCGGGCGTTTATGCTAGCGAAAATTGGTATAAATTATACCTTAACTTATCCGAACTTAGTAATACTTTCTTATGGGTAGCTAAGTACTCCGCTATAGAGCCGTCTATTAAGTGGAACGCATGGCAATATACAGACCGCGGACGTATTAACGGTATTAGCTCCAACGTAGATATATCACACTATAACGATACAGTTAAGCCGACACCAACACCGACGCCGACACCAACCAAAAGCAACGAAGAGATAGCCGACGAGGTTATAGCGGGTAAATGGGGCAACGGAGACGATAGAAAGCAGAGGCTTAAAGCTGCGGGCTATAATTACGACGAGATCCAAAAGATAGTTAACGCTAAGCTTAAGCCTAAGTCTACTAAGGTATATTACACCATAAAAAAAGGCGATAACCTTACTAAGATAGCTAAGCAGTACGGCACAACCGTAAATAAGCTAAAAGTACTTAATGGAATAAAAAACGCTAACTTAATTTATGCGGGGCAAAAGATAAGAGTTAAATAAAGGGGGTTAAACTATGAATAATAAGACTTACGATATATTAAAATTTATTGCCTTAGTTGTTATGCCTGCATTGGCAACTTTAATACTTACTTTAACGGGCATATGGCATATACCATACGGCGAGGCTATAGCGGCAACCATAACCGCGTTAGATGTATTTTTAGGCGCAATACTTGGCGTTAGCTCCGCAAAGTATGCAGCAACCGAGGCAACAATAAATAAGGCGGTAGAAGAGGCAGAGGATAAAATAAAAGAGATAGTAGAAGAGGGCGAAAATGAGTAATATAGATGTTTACGACTTTGAGAAAGTAGGCAGGCTTATAGCGGATAGCGTAGACCTTATAAGCGAGGGTATGCAGAAAGTAGGCGAGGTAATAAGCGAGGCAGCCGAGATAATAGGCGAATTAATACGCGAAGTTGTCGAAATAATGAGAAAGGCAAAGCCACGACCAAAATATAAGCCCGTTAAAAGCCTTATTAGACCTTATAGACAGCCTTTTATTAAGATTAGATATAGAGCGAGGGCTAACTTATAAAGGGGGCTTTAATATGGACTTAAAAAGCTGCTCCA